AATCAACCTACGAGTGGTGTCAGATTCGGTATACATTAGCGAGAGTGGATGTAGACATCGATGCGCTGAGCGTCAGCGAGCTTGATAGTCTGGTAAGGATTAGTCCAAGGGTAGAAACTACGGTTGACAAGACGCTGAGTACGCTGATAGTTGACAGCAGCAGGATTGTTCTTGCCAAGACGGCCTTTGAGAGATACGCGGAAACGCTTAGGATTGCTAGTAAGCTTGTTGAAAGCATTGATTGCACGAACTGACGCTTGCACGAGATTGATCTGCTGCATAGAGTCAGCGCTGAGCGGATCAGCGGTAAAAACGTAAGCGGAAGTGCGTTGTTTAATCATGGCAATATCCTACAAAGTTTGAGCTAAAAGTACAGGCGAGAAAGTTACGTAACCCGTTGATTATGAACGGGGCGCCAAACGGTTCGCATCCTTGAGGGATTGAGTGATAAGTTCATTCGCCCACTTCACGTAAGCTTCAAGATCAGTAACCTTGATGCCTGCAGCCATGCCAGAAGAAATCGAGTACTTCAGTGCACCCTCAAGATAACCCACGCGGAAAGCGTAGTGGTCAGAAGACTTACGAGCAGAGCGCTCGAGATCGAAGACCGCATCAAGAACAGTAGTTTCGTTTTTCATCATGGCAACATACTACATAGTTACCCGAGAAAGTAAACTACTTAAAATTTTGTAACCCGTTGATAGCCAACGGGCGCGCTAAACTAACTCAGTCGAGGCCCTTTTTACCGGCCTGCTTCTTCATCGCCTTTGCCTTCTTGTTCAATCGTGCCACGACTTCTTCTGCAGTCATCCAGATATCTTTGTTGTCGAGGATTGCGCGAACTTCTTCTTTTGTTAAGAAATTCTCGTAGATCTCAGTCAGTAGCTTTTCCGACCAGCCACGCTCGTGCTTGATCTGATCGATCATCTCGCCACCTTTGCCGATTGTTCCTCCACTGTAGTTATGGAACATAAACATGGAGTGAGGAGAAATCTCATAGGTATCCGACATCAGAAAGATGATCGTCGCTGCGCTCATACAGGCGCCTTCAACTGATGCGATCACTGGCGCTTTGCACTCCTTGAGGACGCGCATAAACTGAATCGCTGTCCAAAGGCTGCCGCCTTCTGAGTTGATGTAAAGCTTCACAATGTCAGTCGGCGGAGCATGCCGAATCTGATTAAACCATTCGGTGTACTTGCTGGCATCTTCAATCTCGCCAACGAGATAGTACTCGTGCAGATGAGCAATCTCTTTTCCAGTAAAGGCATTCTGCGCCTTCTTTTCCTGGTTCAGCATCTCAAGTAACGGATTTGATGACGAATGATTTTGATTCATTAGAGTATGTATATCACTTACTGGTAAGTCCGAATAGCTTTCTTTTGCGATGTTCCTCGATAGTTTCTAGCAAAGGCTTTATCCAATTGTCTCGGTGTTCCTTGAATACCTGCGGAGGTGCGAAGTCAACTGCCATTACTGTTACAAGGTTGACGATCGGAATTCCGGTACGCTCCTCGAACATAATTGCGTAAGCAGTTTCCTGCATGAAGTAGTTATGGATGTCATCTGCTGTCTTAATTCGAGAGGACGTTTTGATGTCCACAATAGACAGCACACCATCGAACTTAGCTACAATGTCGCATCGGCCTGCGACTCGCAGATGATCTGAGTATAGCTGAGCTTCTTGAATGTAAATGTCGTTCAGACGTTCTGCCAGAATTGGCTGAATTGACCTGAAAGCAGCTGATGCATTTGGCATAGCCTTTTCTAGATTGATCTCTTTATTGTTGAGATAATCTTCGACTAGCGTGTGGACAGAGGTTCCGCGAGAAGCAGCAACACGAGATACTCGATCTGCTTCTTTCTTTCCCACGCGCTGGCGCCACTCGCGAATGTCATTCTCAGACAGAATGCCAAGCACCGAAGTGATCGACGGATACTTATTGCCCGAAGGCGTGAGATAGGTTCTACCTGTCGGTGCAGTTTCACAGATTAATCCTTCGTATCCAAGATCGACTGTAGCGTGGTTAAATTTCATCTAGAACGATCATCTTCCGGCCAGTCAAATTCATCCTCTTCATCTATGAAGTGATGCGGCCGAACGAGATGTTGGTCTTCGTATTCATCCTGAACTTGTGGCCGCTTGCTCTTCTTATTCTTACGAGCCTTGCGGTCAAACTCATCTACATCTGAATAGTGGTCCTTACCTCTTTTCATTGGTCTTAGTTTTCTGTACGATTTCCTTTGTCATTATGTAGTCACGCACTAGGCCAGAACGAACGATGTCCTGCCAGCCAAACTCAATGCAATAGAAATATTTCATCTGTTCGATGATCTCCATGAACTCAAGAATACCAGACTTATCGTTCTTGCGCTCAAGGTCAGTCTGATAGTAGTCGCCGCACATAATCAGGCGGCAGTTCTCGCCTAGACGAGTGATGATCGAGTCAAGCTCATGGAACGTCAGATTCTGCATCTCATCGATGATGACAATCGAGTCGCGCAGTGTGATGCCGCGAACGAATGAAGTCGTCAGAAACTCAACTTGCTTCTTCGCAACAAGCTTGTTCCATGCCATCGAATCGCCGAACAACTCAGCGCAGATAGCAATGTACGGGTAAAGATACGTTGATTCCTTTTCTGCGCGATCACCCGGAAGAAAACCGATGTCACGGGTAGGAACAATCGAGCGGACAATGATGATCTTCTCGGCCTTTGACTTGCCGGACATGATGTCCTGAAAAGCTAGGTACATCGCAAGGAATGTCTTGCCAGTACCAGCACAGCCAGAAAGACACAAATGATTGTTCTTCTCGTATGCCTTGAAGACCTTTTCTTGTGACTTGGTGAGAGGCTCGATTACTTTGAGCGTGTCAAATTTAGGCAAAGCAACTTGAGGTTGCGGTGCTTTTTGCTTTTTAGATTTAGCCATTAGCGAGTACGAATAGTGTTGCTACGCCCTGACCCCTTCTTTACTTTATTTAAAACGTCATTCCATCCACTACCTGCGCGGGTCAAATTTGATTTCACGCCTAAGTAAGATAATTTAACTGCAGATACACCGCGCGTGCTTTTCTTCTTACCACAAGACGGACATTCTACAGATTTGTCTCTATCATCCAGAGGCACGTTCTTCTCGAACTCGTGACCGCAAGCATTGCAAGTAAAATCGTAGTTAGGCATGAGATTATGTATTCACGCTACTGTGAACCAGTCTGGCTTGTTGCGCTTCGACCACTTCATAGTAAATCGACCTTGCTTGGTCTGATAGAATGCGCGGTATGAAGCAATCGGATCGTCTGGATTCATACACTGCGGCTGAGACTTCATCGCAAGACGAAACTGTGTCTGCGGAATGTCTGGAATATTCTGCGGCGCGGCATCAAGGATGAAACGCAGCTTAGCATCTGTCATATGCTTTTTGCCGTAGCGATAAGTGTACTCATCGCACAGAGCACAGAAATGCTCGTAATGCCAGATGTAGTTGGCCATCGATTCAATCGTCCACAACGTGCATGGATGATTTTGGTGACAGACGCGGTAGAGCGTAGAATCAAGTTGCTTGTCGGCAAGTTGCCATACTTTCGACTTGCGGATCTTGCCGGTTTTGGCGCTGAGTTTGTCTACAAGAGACATCTTACCATCAAGCAGACGGTGCGCGGTAGAAAGCATTTGCGCGGACTCGACAATCATCTTCACCACGTGCTTGTCACACTGATACTGTGCAGCAAGCACGGGCGAAGAATCTAACACAAAGATATTCATAACAAAGTAACAATCAATATATCTCGCCTATGCGAGAATGTAAATCACAAAGCTTAAGCCGCAGATTCCAAAACCTGCGGAACATTCATTTGAGTTTGCATTGACTGGATATAAGACTCAAGATACTGTTGCTTCTTCTGAATTGCTTTCACTCGTTTGTCGTTTCCTTCTTTTTGAAGTCGCTGAATGAAGTAATCAAGTTCAAGGTAATCTTGCTTTAGTCTTTCCAGTTGGTTTGTAATCATTAGTTCGCGGGTGTATGTTTATGCCGAACCATGATGTAATGAGCACACTGTGCCCTCAAGATACAATTAGCTTAGGCCATGTAGCCTTCACCAAATCCTTTGTAAGTGCCGGATATTCTTCCTGCAACTTTTTATCTTTCATCGCAATGACGATCTTCGCGTCGCGCGGATGGATACCTTCAAGCATCTGGAGAAAAATCGTCTCGCGCTTTGCCTGCTTAAGTGGTGCACCTTTTCCAGAAGTAGTAAAATACACAAAGTCACGAGTGGCTCGCATGAGTGATGTTGGCGACAAACCTTCTTTCGAAAGGCTATCCTTGTAATCTGGCGCACCTTCAGGAAGAGAAAGCTTAATGCTATCGTCAAATGCCGCCTTTAAAACGTCGCGGATCGCGAGGCAGTTGTTGTCCTGCAGAATCTTGATGCGCTCTTCGTCAGTGGAAGCAGCTTGCACTAGATCGAAGATTTCGTAGACCTCTTGTGGCTTTCTTTTAATCATACTGTAGAAGAATTAAATTCCGCGGCGCACTCGATAAGCTGAGTGCAACGTTTACCAATCAGATAGTTTAGTGTATTTGAAGCAGGTTTCACTGATTCAAAGGTATTTATGATCTCTGTCTTCTTGGCATCAGGAATAGCTGACAAATCGATCAGTGACTTATTGCGCTGATAGTTACGATAGGTCTCCTGATCCATCACAGTCTGAAGATTAGAGATATTTGCGACCCATTGCTCGATCTTCTTAGCGGAAACTGGCTTCTGACGAATGTTGTCCACGAAGGTATTATCGGGCGAAAGCACGTTCGGGACACCGTCGCCAGAATCGCCACGGAAGATATGCTCGTAGAGATATGCAACCGGATCGCCTTCTTTGACGAGTGCTTTAGTCATCGGGCTGAACTGCTTGACGTTCTTGTACTGATGTAGCTGCACGAAGTCCTTGTCGGCAGATACGATCATCACGGGCTCGCCGCGACCGAATTCCTGAGTCTGGTGCACAAGAGTAGCAATGACATCATCGGCCTCGACACCTTGCAGATGCACGACCTTGAACGGCAGATTTTCTTTGATCTCATCGCGCACCACGCCGAGGATACGGAAGAACTCGGTCCAGTCAATCGATGATTCCTCACGATTCTTCTTGCGATGCGCCTTGTAC